CCTTATCTGAAAAAGGAAATATATTCACAACGGCCACCACAGTTTCAGGAACAACCAAATAATTGTCTTGTTCATACCAAGTTGTTGTAACACTGTCTTGTGTTACTGATTCAGAAGTAGGTATTGGTGCTTTTAATCTGATTTTATCGGCTGCTGTTAATTTGTATTTAAGATAGGTTCTACGAATACCGTCATAGTGATATTGAACATAGAATTGTAAGGCCTCATCTATACGATCTTCGACTTGATCGTTGTCCACATTGATTTCAATAACTGGCTTACCTAATGAACGTAAAGCGTATTGTTTTAATGTTTCTCGTGTTGATGGAGTTGCCATTTCATACCTTTTTAGTCTTATTTACTATATTTATAATCGTATTAACCAAGAGCAATCGCTTGTGCTATAGCAAAAGCTTTTGTAGGAACGGTATTATCAACAGAAAAAGTTATATTATCACCTGATATAGTAGTATCAATGCCGGTGCCTCCTGTAAACTTTAAACTTTCACCTAATGAAACAAGAGAAGTAGTGGAACTATCATCTACAATAGTAATTGAAGAATTAGTTAACATTGTATTACTTACAGTGCCGCTATCACCTGTTCCTATTAAAGTACCTGTTGCTACAGGCAAAGTTAATACAGCTGAACTTGCTGACGAATGAGGAGCTGCTTGTAAAGTTTGAAAGTGAGCATTACTTACTTCACAATAAAACTTGATTTTAGATACTTGTCCTATACTTGATCTTATGTCAATTAAACCATCTGTTATACTTACACCAGAAGCACTACCGTCACCATCTAATATAACTTTACCTGAACCATTTGGTACAATGCTTATATTACCATTTGATACCGATACAATAGAATTACCATTTACATCTAAACTACCACCTAATTGTGGTGTTGTATCTTCTACTATGTTTGATAAAGCTGAAGATGCTGCTAATCCTGATACAATAGTTGATCTTGTTATTTTTTTAAGCCCACCGCCTGAAGTATCAATAGCTAAAAATACATCATCATTTGCAACATTCGATATTTCTGTTAAATCTCCAATTGGCGTTCCTAAATCAGTTATATTTCCTGTTGTTAAAACTGTACCTGATACATTGGGTAAATTAATTGCTCGGTCAGCTGTAGGGTCTATAACACCTAATGTTGTTTCAAAGCCGTCTGCTGTTGCTCCTTCAAAAGTAAATGAGTTTGTAATATCAATTGTAGTTGAATTAACAGTAGTAGTTGTTCCTGTTACAGTTAAATTACCAGAAATTGTAGTAGCACCAAGAGTTGTGGCTCCTGTAACATTTAATGTTCCTTCTACTACTAATCCTTCATTTACATTTATAATTGATGAATCAGTTGAAGATAATGTTGTGCCTACTATTTGTATAGCTGAAGATTGAACGGCATTTGTACCATTACCTAAAAGAATAGAATTAGAAGTAAGTGTATTTGTACCTATACCTCCGTAGGTTACGCCTACGACTTCTGTTGCTTGAAACTCGGCTAGACCTACGGCCGTAGCACCATCAAAGACTGTTCGTATAGGTATTTTTTCTGTTGCCATATTTTATTCCTAAAAGAAAAACAAGGTATTACCTTGTGCTGATCCTAAAACACTACCATTATTTAGTGTAAAACTTGCCACTATCTTCTCTGGATCGGCCTTAAAATCTAATTTTGTATTTTGTGTTGCTAAACCACCAGCATTTGTAAAGAAAGGCACTGATTGAACAGGTGAACCATCAGCACCGGCCAAAGCAATTGTTTTTGTTACGGCACCAGATACTTGAACATTTGAGTTTAATGGTAAAGTAGCACCTGTTGCTGATATAGAAATAGCTCCTGTGCCATCAGAAGAAATAGTAGCACCTGCTAAATTAATTGTATTTCCAGCAAGGTATAAATCTTTCCATCTTTTAGATGCAGAACCTATATCAAAAGTTGTTGTTGTAGATGGTAAAAGATTGCTGCCTATTGAAGTTAAATCTACAGCTGATTCATTAAAATTAGCAATAGTAACGATACTACCACCATTTCTTACAAAAACTTTTTTATCTGTAATATTAACGGCTATTTCGCCATCTTCTAAATCGTTTGTAGTAGGAACAGCAGCAGCAGTTGTTGTTCTTTTGAGTTTTATTACTGTTGATGGTGGTGGTGCCACTTAAATCTCCAAAGTTAATTATTAAAATGTTCCGCCGTCTATTTTTGTAATCGCTACTGATCCTGTTGTAACTGTAAAGTTTGTTGTAGGGAAAAAAGCGACACCGGCATTTGATGATGTTGCTAATTCTCCTGATATTCTTACAGTGTTACCTAAAACAGTTGTATCTATACCTTCGCCAGCTAAAAACTCAATATTACCACCAAGTGATACTGAACCTTGTGTAGAACTTTCATCTGTAAAGAAAATTGATGAGTTTGCTAATTTAACATTTGTAACAGCACTATCAGCAATTTTACCTGTTGTTACAGCTAAATCATTAATTTTGCCTGTTGTAACGGCCAGATCATTGATTTTACCTGTTGTTACGGCTAAGTCGTTAATTTTACCTGTTGTAACATTTAGATCTAATATTTTAACAGTTGTAACAGCATCAGTTGCTAATTCGTTAGCACCAATACCTGAAGCTTTAACTCTTAAAGCATCTGAAGAAACTTCAATTGTTGTGTTATCAACGGCAACATCTAAAGTGTTACCAGTTTTTGTTAAAGCATTACCAGCACTGATTTGGCCAGCTCCTGAGAACTGACTGAATGTAATGTCTGTTGTGCCGAGTGTAGGTGTGCCATTAAATGAAGTTACATAACCATTGTCGGCATTATCTGTACCTTCTTCAACAAAGAAAAAAGCACCGCCTGTTAATTCACCGGCTGTGTCAGCATCTGGCGTTCTTGTTAATACAAAGGTAGCAGCTCCTGAACCTGTTGCTGTTACTTTATAGATACCGTTTTGAAAAGCACTTGCTTGGTTTTTAACTAAAACTCTATCATCAACTGAAACTGTAACACCATCTATAATTAAAGCACCATTCGCATTGGCAGTTAAAGTACCTGCTCCGTTGTTATATGTAACGGCCGCTAAAGCAGCTGTTGTAGCAACTCTTACTGATTTTTTAACGTCTAATCCATTTGCTACACTGTCAACATATGCTTTTGTAGCAGCGTCTTGGTCACCAGAAGGATCTGTTACATTTGTAATTCTACTTGAATTAACATCAACTGTACCTGAACCTTTTGGATCTAAAACTATATTGATATTTGTATCACTACCAGAAGAAGCAATTGTAACGCCATTACCTGTTGCTGAGTTTGAAATCTCTAATTGATTTACAGCTGAACCTGTTGTATTAAAGATAATTAATTCATTACCATTAGCGTCAGCAATAAATCCATCATCAACAATTTTAGGTGCTGTTAATGTTTTATTACTTAATGTTTCCGAACCAGCTAATGTAGCAAAGTCAGCATCTGATAATGCTGTATTAAACTCTGCTAGTGTGCCAGTAATTGTATTTGTTGTTAAAGAAATTGATTTGTTTGTTAAAGTATCTGTAGAAGATTCTGTAACAACTGAACTATCAATGTCTAAAGTAATTGTGTTGCCTGATACACTTGAAGTAAGGCCTGTACCGCCAGCAATCTTTAATGTTTGACCTAAACTTACTGAAGAAGTTGTTGAACTGTCATCAGCAATTGTAATAGTTGAATTAACTAAAGATGAATTGCCAATATTTGATATTGTATTATTAGAACCATCAATTGTTTTATTTGTTAATGTATCTGAAGAAGAAATTGTAGGTACTACAATACCTTCGATTGCTAAAACTCCAGCTGATGAACGGGATAATGTTGTATCAGAAGCGTGGCCTAATTCTAATGTACCAACACCTAATGCTGTTGATGTAGAAGAAGTAATTCCTGTTAAAGGAAGGCCTGTAGCGTTTGTTAAAGTTAAACTTGATGGTGTTCCTAAATTAGGTGTTACTAATGTAGGAGAAGTAGCAAATACTAAAACTCCTGAACCTGTTTCATCTGAAATTGCCGCAGCTAATTCAGCAGATGTAGCAGTAATTGTGTTTGTAGTAAAACTAATTGATTTATTCGTTAATGTGTCAGTTGTTGCTCTGCCAACTAAAGTATCAGTTGAAGTCGGTAACGTTAAAGTACCTGAATTTGAAATAGTTGAAATAACAGGACTTGTTAAAGTTTTATTTGTTAATGTTTGTGTATCTGTTAAAGTTACTACAGTGTTATCAATATCTAAAGTAACTGTATCGCCAGAAATAGATGAAGTAATACCTGTACCGCCAGCAATTTTTAATGTATCTGTGCCTAAAGAAATTGTTGTTGTAGATGAACTGTCATCAGCGATTGTTAAATTGCCACTGATTGTAGCAAAAGAAAGAACACCAGAACCATTTGTTGTTAATACTTGGCCGTTTGTACCATCTGCACCTGGTAAAGTAAATGTAATATCTGAAGCAACTGTGTTAGGAGCTTTTAAGGCAACAAAGTTAGAACCATTATTTGTACCTTCATTAAACTTAATTGTACCGCCTGTTGAAGCATTGTTACCAATAAACAATTCATCAATGGCCTTATTTGAGTCAACAATAATTGCTGAAGAAGCTGTTAATGTACCGGCAACGTGATCTGTAATACTTGTAAAATACTTACCACCAATGACATCTATATTTGCTGCTTGGCCGTTTGTTTCTGTGCCTGTTCCTATAAAAAGACGATCACCTCCGTTACCTTGTGTACCTACACCAAACGTATAGGCCATTTCTCCAGTTGCTAAAGCATTTGGAGCTGTTGTACCTGATGAACGTAAAATCTTTATAATTGTTGACATTTAATCTCCCTAAAAGTTACCAGCGTTAAATATAATGGTACCCGTTGTTGTTTCTAATTCTGTTCTTGCTACAAACTTTTGATCACTTGCTCTGTATTGTAATAATGCTCCATCAGATATATTTGTTGTAACAACATCCTGTAAAAGTGCTAGTCGAAGAGCACTATTTTGTAAGTTTGAACCTGATGGTAATGTGACAGACACCTGTTGTGGAAGGCCACCTGTTTTTGGAGTTATTTTAGCAGTAACTCCCCCTGAAGTATTAATGACTGCTTTTACCATAGTTTTAACTTAAATTTACTAATATTTATAATAAAACTATACTGTAAAATGATATATATTTTTCAATAATTTGAAGCGACTCTTGGAAAGACCGTTGCTATACCTTCAACCACTCTTGTTACGGTACTATCCGAATTTTTAACGATTGTAACATCATAAACATAACGGCCTTCTTCTAAAGCCGCTGTTTGTGCCGCTGATAATGTAAGTGTAATGACACCAGTTGTATTGTTATTTGAAGTTGTAAATGTTGTTCGACTTTGTGTGCTTGAAAACCCTTTTGATAACTGGCCAAACGAACTATGGCCTGTTAAATCAAATACGCCATCAGCATCTGTCGTTACAGTTACATCTGAACTAAACGAAGCGCCTTGTTGTATTGAAAGGTTTGCTATTGCGGCCATTTTTTACTTCTTAATCTTTACTATTTCTTCTTTTATTTTGTCATTATAATAGTTTGTTAATACATCAATTTTTTCAATTTCAATTGTATGTCTGATTCTACTTTGTTGTATTTCTTGTCTTGCTAATATAATATTTTTTAAGTAGTTAGTTAATTCTTCTTCTTTATATACTATACCGTCAATTGTTATGTCTGCCATAATTTTCCTTTTCTTTTATTTATATGATGTTATTTTAATGTTTTAAAGTATTCTATACATTCAGCTATCGTTTGCTGTCGTATATATTCATCTCTTATTTCTTGTGATGTAGGTTGAGGTAAAGGTGAATCCCATCGGTCTATTATAAACTCACCAGCCGAAGTTAGATCATAACTGGCATCAGGTGCTAAGGATTTCATTACTGTATTAATACCCCAAGCAAAACCATTTTCATTAGTGTATCTTTTTATTGTTGCCGCTACAGATAATTTTCGAACTGTCATAATATTAATTCTGTCAGATTTTTGTTGTTACCAATTGAGCCTTTAATGAACACATTAAAAGCCAAACTTATTCTTGTATTTGTTCCTTCTTTGTTTTCAACCATATGAGTTAGTGAAGATGGAAACATTACAAGGTCTCCAGTTTTAACTGTAAACCACCAAGATTCTGAATTTATTTGTTATAATTGCTGGCATATTTTGTTATTCTTTCTTACTATTTATACACATTATCTTGTTTTAATCTCCCAATTTATAATAGATTCATTCCAAGAATAATACTGATTTTCTTCTAATTCTGTTGTTGGCATAGAAATTGGTGCTTCCCATCTACAAGTATCTTCGTTTAATATCCAAGAGTTAAAAGGTTTGGGTGCTATGAAAGCATCTCTTGCTTGATCATAATGATAACCAATACCAGCATAATTTTTTCTAATATTATTATTGTAAGAAGTTTTTTTCCAAACATCTCTTGTATTATATAGTTTGTTGATAAAATCTACACCAAGTTGTTCTTGTTCAACTCCATTAGCATCTGTAATTACAACATTGTTAATAGAGATTACTTGTTCAACTATATTTCCTGTTCCTAATTTTGCAAAATAAGCCATAAATTATCCTGTGTAACTTCCTGAATCGTTAAATATTAATCGTTTAGTTGTTCCATCATCTGATTCTGTTGGTGAACCTGTTACTGTACCAGAAAAATTGGCAAGAGGCATACTTAATATAACAACTCCTTTACCACCTGCTGCTCCAGCAGTAGGTGAAATACCAACACCTTCACTACCTCCGCCTCCACCTCCAGTATTTACTGTTCCAGCAGTACCAGGATTTCCTGCATTTCCACCACCACCAGTTCCGCCAGTTCCATTAGAACCAGTTAAATATCTTGCTACACCTCCTCCTCCACCTCTACTAAGAGAAGAACCTGTTATTGAAGAAGCTAAACCAGCACCACCATTACCACCACTACCACTAACTGCATCAGTACCAACTGCACTAGCACCACCACCACCTCCACCAGCATCACCATCTCCACCTTTTCCTGCATAACCTTGATTTGCTGTTCCTGAACCTCCATTTGCTGTTGTTGATGTTGCTGTTCCACCACCCCCAGAACCACCTGAATTACCAGCACTATTTGGAGCAGTTCCATGTCCACCACCTCCTCCACCACTAGAAGTTATTGTTGTAATTCCTGTTCCTGAAATTGATGAATTTCCACCACTGCCTCCAAATCCATTAGTAGCACCACTTGCACCTGCTGCTCCTCCAGCACCAACTGTAATTGTATAAACTGTTCCAACTGAAAATGTTAAACTTGATTCTGAACTTCCACCACCACCTGAAGTTTCTGTACTAAATGAATTTCTATATCCTCCTGCACCACCTCCTGCACTACCACCAGCACCATTTGCTCTACCACCACTACCTCCACCACCTGCCACTACTAAAAAATCTACTGAATAAGGTGGTGGGTTATCAGTTAAAGAAGGTGCTGTACCTTCATTAACACCTGAATAAGCTAACCAACCTTGTGTTGAATCTATATAAACTAATCTTGTTGCTTCTCTATTTGTTGTTAATAAAACATCATTTGTTGAACCATTTATTTTTGGTGTTGAAGTAATATTAAGATTATTAGTAGCAAAAGTTCCTGCATAATCTAAAAGTATAATCTCATCTCCAGCACTTGGAGTTGCAGGTAATGTTACTGTAAATGCTGCAGAAGTTGTGTTACAAGGATAAGCACGGCCGGCCACAGCAGTAAATCCTGTTGTTTGAACTGATTGCCATGAAGTACCACCTGTAATTTCTAATGTATCTCCTGAGAGTGTGGCACCATTAAATTTTAATGTGCCGCCAAGAGGTATGGAAGTAACTGTTGAAGATTCGTCAGCAAACTTTAAAAGAGAATTAACAAGTTTATTATTTGTTAATGTGCCATCGGCCACATCTGAAGCACTGACAACGCCAGCTGCTATCTTATCTGACGTGATAGCGTCATTATCTATACCGCTTGTTGTGATCTTTGTTAATGGCATACACTTAACTCTCTCTTTTAATTATACTGGTTTAGTTGGCCATACAACAGCATTTATCTGTGCTACTGTAGTCAGGCCTTCTGTTAAATCTCTTAATGCTTGTCTATACGTTGTCATATTAGCAGACAAAGTATTATCAGACAAAGCAAGGTAATCTGTAGCCGCTAATAAAGCGTTTCTTCTAGCCCTAAGAGAAGCAAGTGCTCTATCAAAAGCGCCAGCAGCATAGGCCGCTTCTTCAGCATCTCTTGCTGTTTCTTCAGCAGCAGTGAATTGTACAGATACACCATCTACGAGTTTATATCTTGGCATTGGTTTCTCCTGTTAATTTATTACTATTTATAATTCTTTTACTAAAGGAGGTCTTAATTTGGTTATGTTCTGCCATATTATCTCCTATTTATTATTGTTAGTTGAATTAGTTAAGTTATACGATACCATACATAAGTATTGTTCCATCAAAGTTTCCACTATCCATTTTAAATTGAATTGCGTTTAAAGCAGTCGTAGTATTAAAATATCCTGCAACAAAATTGTTAGCACTAATATCACTTGCGTTATATGTCTGATTATTAACTATATAATGTTTAACGTATGTAGTTGAAGAAGGATTGAATAATTGTAAGTAACCAACACAACATTCGTCTGCACCATTACCAACACTTATTTCTGCTGTTATCAAAGCAAGATCTGTTGTTTGTGCTACATCTCCTGAACCATTGTAAGCAAGTTGTGTGGCACTGTCATTTTCAAAATGGTATGCTCTAAATTGTGTATTTGTTTGTATCACTCCATAACTACTTCCACCATTTGTGCTTACTTGAAATGCAAAATTAGCACTATCAGTTCTTGGGTGAACATCTATAAAATAAAACTGGTACTCTTTATAAGTAGAATCAATACCAGTAGTAAAAGAAATAGAAGCTGAGTTACTTGCTGTCTGACTGCTTAATAGAACCATATTACCAGTAGCTATTGCGGCATTGTATTCAGTTACATTGGCAATAGAATTGTTATTCAATGATGCTGGTAATAGCACACCTGATGTTGTTATGTTATTTGCAAAACTTCTAGTGATACTCCCCATATTATTTATTCTCCATTATGATTTCTTTACCCCATACAGCTTAATAATACCATCGTCTATGTTACCAGATGACATCTTAAATTGGATTGCATTAACAGCACTTGTTGTGTTTCCATATCCAGCTACAAAATCTGTATAAGAAGCGTCATCTCTAAATGTTGTAGGTATCTGAGTAATAAAATGCTTAACATAAGTTGTGCTAGATGGATTAAATAATGTTAATGTTCCTGAACCTTGTTGGTCTGCATCTGAACCCAAACCATTCATTAATGGTTGAAATGCTGTGCTTTGTGCTAAGTCAGCTTCAGTATTATATGTTAATGCTGTTACTGTATCAGCTTCATTATGAAAAGAATAAAATGATGTAGTGGTTTTTGTTACGTTATAATTTGAACCACCATCTGTACTCATATTAAAATGAAATTCATTATCATCAACAGCAGGGTGAATATTAATAAACTTAAATATATATTCATCATAAGTAGAATCCAATCCTGTGGTAAAGGAGATGTTAGCTGATGCACTAGCAGTCTGTGTTGATAATAATATTAATGTTCCACCACTAGCATTAGCAAAGGAAGTTACAGCACTTACTGAAGAATTTGTAATTCCAGCAGGAAGTATAACTCCACCAGTTGTAATGTTGTTTGATAAACTTCTTGTTATGCTACCCATGAGCAATCTCCTTGCGAATTTCTATACTTGAACGTAGTGAAAGTGTAGCCATTATTTAATTCCATATAAGTAAATTTTACCATCAAAGTTCCCTGATGACATTTGAAATCTAATTGCATTAACTGCTGATGTTGTATTTCCATAACCACCAACAAACATAGCATAATTATAATTACCAGTATCAGTATCTCCAGTGTGATATGTCATTGTGCTTCCATTTGATATAAAGTGCTTTACATAGGTTGTAGAAGAAGGATTAAATAATAATAAAGAACCACCACTATTTTTTTTTGCACCATTTCCACAATCTCCCATAATTTCTTGAAATCCTGTTGATTGTGCTAAATCCCTACCACTTTGATAAATTAAACCAGCATCAGCATCATCTGCTTTATGTGTAGCAACAAAATTTGTAGTAGTCTTGGTAACGTTGTAATTAGAACCACTATCTGTACTCATGTTAAATTGGAAACCAACAGTATCAGTTCTTGGGTGAATATCGCTAAACACAAATTTATATGCTTTGTAAGTTGAAGTTATGCCTGTTGTAAAACTAATTGAAGCTGAGTTAGAAGCTGTTTGAGAAGATATAAGTGTAATACCATCTTCAGCATTTGCTAATACTGTTATTCCTGTAACAGAAGAATTGGTAATAGCATTAAAGGTAAATACTCCACTTGTAGTTATATTGTTTGCGGCACTTCTAGCAATAGCACCCATTTTATGTTAACCTCAAGTATCTCACTGTTATTTCAGCAGAAGCTGCTGGAGCAGCTACAAAAGTTAAAGTTGTGCTCGCTATTGTGTAATCTGTTGTTGGTACTAATTGTAAACCATTTACTATCACAATTACATCATCTACAGCACGGCCTGAATTAATTGTAATACCAGTTGTTGAACCATCGCCTGTGTAATCAGCGTGTGAATATGTACCTGGCACCGCTAAGTATCTTATAGATATTTCAGCAGAAGCAGCTGGCGCTAAAGTAAATGTAAGTGTTGTACCTGAAATTGTATAATCTGTTGTTGGTGTAAGATGAAATCCGTTTACAGTAATTACAACATCTTCAACTGTTCGGCCAGAGTTAATAGAAAAGGCAACTGTTGAACCATCGCCTGTGGCCGTACCACTGGCATATGTTAAATTAGCCGTTATAAAAGATTTTTGAACTTTTTTAATTTCACTTGCTGAAGTATCATAAACTAAAAGAACATCATCACTTGCTGGTGTTTCAGCTAATTCTGTTTGGCCGATTATAAGGTCATCTAAATTAATCTTTTTAATTTCTGTTGCTGAGTCGTCATAGATAATTAATGTATCAGCACCTTGAACACCTGTTGTAAGGGCCGTTTGACCGATTATAAGATCATCTAAATTAATTTTCTTTAATGATGCTGCTGAATCATCATAGATTAATAATGTATCAGCACCTTGAACGCCTGTTGTAAGGGCCGTTTGGCCTGTTATAGCACCTGTACCTAATATTTGTGACTCAAAGGCCACTCCTAGAAAGATTACAAATACGGTGTCTATGGCAGCTGGCGCCGCTGTAAAAACAATTTGCGTGCCACCACTGCCTAAATTATAAGCGACCTCTGGCTCTTGATGAACACCGGCCACTGAAACGAGTATTGATGAAGATGAGCCTACAGTATAGTTGAGTGTAAATGTAGTTGTAGAGCCATCAGCAGTTAAGGCCTGCTTCTCAAATACTCCGTATGTTGGGGATAATCCTATGTAGGCCATTAGTTATTCTCCTGTGGTGGATTATCTGCTGGTAAAGGTGTATTACCTTCTTCAAGCCATTCTTTAAATGATGGATAATCTTCTGTGCAAGTTAAACGACATTTACCATCATCTTGTAAGATAGCTTCATTTCTAAAATTTACTTCTCTATTTGCGTATAGTTTTATTTTAGTTGATAAATTTGTCATAATTATTCTATAATTTTGTATCCACTTAAATATGTCATATGTGCACCAGCACCACCTCTTATAGCTGCTGTAACACCACCATTTAATAAATTGTATGTAGCTGTGGCAGATGTAGTGATTGCGTCTAGTTTGACGAAGTTTCCTACTGTTGGTTGTGCTCCGATGTATGCCATATTATCCTATGATAGCTTTTATCTCAGCTTCAGTTAAACCTAATGCTTTAAGTTTGTTTAGTGCTGATTGTTTGTTAGCAAGTTCTTGTGCCATTTTTAATTTTGATTGTTCTTGTTGAAATAAAAACTCATCTGAGTAATTAAATGAACCATCTGATTTTTTAATCATATCAGCAAATACATTATCATTTACTTCAACAAATCCTTCTGTTGGTTCATATGATATTAACTCTACTTTATTATTTTTAATTAATGCGTATTTCATATTATGCTGTCTTCCATATTTGAATATCAGTATATACTTCAACTACTGACATACTGTTACTAAGACCAAAACCACCACCAACTGAAGTATCGCTTACTCTCATCTGTAATTCAAAATCTTTTTGTGATGCTATTGTAAATCTTCCTGCAATAAAAGAATGAGTAATGGCACCAACACTTGCCGCTACATATTCATTTGTTCCTATTAAAGTATCTGAACTATCTGTTGTGTTTCTTAATTTTAATTTTGCATAATGTTGCTGTCTTGCAGGTGCAGATCCTTGAATAAAATAAGTTCCACTAGGCAAAGTTATTACACTTGATGTAATAGAAGCACCAGAAATTTCATTTGTAAGTATTGTATTTAAATCTCTTTTAACCCAAGTGTTTGCTGTTGCATGACCACCATCAGTTCCATTAGATTTTTCATCTCTTACATGAAGTAAAGCAGATTCAAACTTACCTTGTACACCAGTTAATTTACTAGCATCTATTCCAGCACTAGCATTAATATCTGCATTAACGATTGAACCATCTGCCACAGCACTTGGCCCACTTGCAGTAATTAAATTAGCAAAACTTCTTGTAATTGACATAGTTTATCCTAAATCGGTAAATACCTTATTTGTATTTCGGATGACGCTGCTGGCGCCAAAACGAAAGTTAGTGTTGTTCCTGTTATAGTATAGTCGGTTGTTGGAACTAATACAACACCGTTCACAATCACTAAAACATTTGCAACAGCTCTGCCACTATTTATCGTAAATGCCACAGTCGAACCATCTCCTGTTTCACTTCCTACTGAATAAGTAAGTGTAGTTGCTATGTTTGATTTTTGAATCTTTTTAAGTGTACCAACGGATGTGTCAACGATTAATAATACATCATCATCTGCCGCTACGGTTGCTAATTCTGTCTGGCCTGTTATGGCACTTACATTTAATTTTGCTGCTGTAATGGCATTGTCTGAAACTTGAAGTAAGGCTGTTGTACGGCCTGGATTAATTACATAAATGTCATCAGCAAGGTCTGGTGCTACGTTGAAAGTAACTCTTTTATAATCGCCGTTACCATCTACACCTAATGTATAAGATTTAGAAACACCTGGCTCTTGTATGACATTGTTCACTACAACAAGAATATCATTTTGGCCACCATCTGGAGCCACTTTTGTTAAATCAAAAGTTGTAGTAGAGCCATCACCAGTAAAGGTGTCGTATGCTGCTAATCCTCTAAATGCGTCAATTGGGTTTTGTCCAATATATGCCATTAACTTTTATTCCTCTCTAAAATTATACGTCTTCCAATACCGAAACTGTAGCGTCAAGAGCAGTTGCTGTTCCACAAGATACTCTTAATACATCACCTGTTGTGCCATCATTCATTAACACAATTTTATTTCCTGCCATTACTTCTAATGAAGCACCTGCTGGAATAGTTGCGTCTTTCACAATATTTACGTCATTTGAACCTGAAAAGTTATCTAAAAATACAGAAGCGGTAACACCTGTTGATGTTTTGTTTGCTAATGTAATTCCGATAACGATTGATTCTAATGCTGTTGCTCCAGCACCTGCTGGAACTGTATATACTGCTGTAGCTGAGGCACCTGCTGATGTGTTTACGCTTGATACTGTAAATCTTTTGAAATCGTTAGCCATTTTTTAATTTTCCTTTTTACTATTTATAATCATTTTATATCTAACCTAAAGCTACTGCCTGAGCAATTGCAAAAGCGTTAGTTGCAAAACTTATTGTTGTTCCTGTTGTGCTTGTAAAAGTAGGAGCAATAATATTAGACGTATCTAAGTCAGCTCTACTTCCCATATTTGCGTGAACAGAACATTGATAAAATAATATATTTGGCGTTGTTTCAGATACAACGATCTGTGTATAAGCGCCAGCACTACCAGGTGTTCCACTTGTTGTTACACCAGTTGAATATTGTGTGGTTTTAGCCACGTCATAATAAAATCTTAATGGATGTCCTGAATTTGAAGCGTCTGCTTGGTCAAATCTATATGTATTTCCTACTTTAAGGTCTAAAAAAGGACTCTCAATACCATCTAATACAAAACCGTTTGCTGAACCTGTACCATAATAGATATGTGCTGTTGTTTTAGTAGCAACAGTTGTTACAATTGTATGATAAGCATTTGAAGCATCAGCATTATATTTTGTACCAATCACATCTATGTAAAGATTTTGTGTTATATTACTCTCTAAAGAAATTGTTAATGTGTCTGTAGAAGATACAACAGCTGTAATACCTGAACTGCCTATAACATTTAATACATCGCCTGAAGTAATAGTTTGTGTGGTCGAACTTTCATCTCTTAGAGTAAAACCTGTAGCACTTACAGAAGCTGCCAGCTCATTTACAGCGCCTACGATATTTGTAGCCGTAGTTGTTAATAAAGCTGGATCACCAAAATCATTCAGTGCCAAACTATTAATTTTGGTACGTAGATTTTCGAGTGTATCGGTTGTTAATATCTGTGTTACAGCCATTTTTTATTTTTTAAGTACCTCTTTTAATAAACTTTTAATTTCAAACAATTCTTGTTTCAATACATTAATTTCTTTTATCGTATTTCGTATTTGATCACCTTGTTGTTCTCTACTTCTTACACGATTCATATAAATCTGATATTCAGTTTTAGAAGTATTAACAATCGCATTTGATCTTAAATCTCTTGCCAGTGATTCGTGTCCTTCTACTTTTAATTTCATATTATACTGCTAAAGCTATTCCTCTTAAATCTCTTATAATTGGAGGATAAGATGAAACGCTTCCTTTCATAACTATTTTAATTTGAAATGCCGTAAAGTGATTTATATTACTTGCCGAATATTTGTATTCTTTAAATGTATTTTCATTTTCAGCTGGCGTTACTGTTGTATCTTCTTCGCCGCCTGTATTAAAAGGTATCCAAGATAAATCACCAATGTTTCGAACTTCTTCAGCACCTGAAACTCTATAAAAAACTCTTACAGAAGATGTTGTTCTTACATTTTGTGTTAATCTTACATCTAAAGCTGTAGATGAGTTTTCTAATATAATTGGTCTTGTGCAATAAACGGCCGCTGATGAAGTACCTGTTGGTGCTGTATCTGCTACAAAGTTTGGTGTATTACCAGCTGTAGGAGCATTTAATCTGTTTTGAACGGCCACCATACTGATACGTTTTACATCTAACACTGGTGAAAGTTTTGTGCTTGTAGTTGATAATGTAAGATTTAAGAATAAAGATTTAGAACCTGACATTTCATTTGTTTCATTTATAGCACTTGCTATCATTTGTGGAGCAGTAAAGTAAATATTATCTCCAGGTATTACACTGATAGCATTTGCCGCTGAAATTAAACTAAACTCAGATTCACTACCGTGTATTGATTTACCTGATGTTGTTCTTATGTCGTAATTTATTGTTGTGCCTGGAACTGTCATTGTAGAAAGATTTAAACAAGCTAAATCAAATAATCTATTTTGTGTAACCGTTACAGTTGTGCCACCAATATCGCCTGTAGCATTGGCTGTACCGGCCGTTGTAATGTCAAAACTGTCAAGTGTTACGTTTGAAATACTTGTATATGTTCCATTTATTTGTGCTGATGTAATACCATTATATGTACCAGCAGCTACGCCAGCAATTGTAACATTATTACTTGTGCCGTGCATTCCGTGATTTCTACAAAATACTCTTATTACACCTGAAGCGTTTGTTGTTCTTAATGAATTATTTGGTAATGTTCTTGTAGGCAATTCATCATTGACTAATGTAACTGTGCCTGTAACATTTTCAAATTCAGCACGATTAATCTTAAACTTAATATCTGTTGTTTGGTCGGCCGTCCAAGTAGAACCGTTTTGTGATTTAAAGAAAACACCGGCATACGGATTGGCTGAAATGGTACGATCTGAACCTACTTGTGTTTCGCCTAATGTGGCCACCCAAGCATTGTAATTATCACAGTTACTTAATAAACAAAAACAATATTCTGTTTTTTCTTGTAAATAAACTGGTGAAGGAAATGTAAACTTAGTAGCTGTTGTAGCGTCAGCAGATATATTTACTGAACTTGGATTTAATACTACTTCTCCAAAAGGTACAATTGTTCTCGAAGGATATCCATTTACAACTTCTCTTATTTGTAATGTAACTGGTATGTTATCGTCTTTTGATTGAAAATAAGTATCAATCGAAGTTATAAATGCTCCTCCTGTATCATCAATTAAAAATGTTTGTGCTATAGGATCAATCCAAGCAATAACTTCAGTAGATGTTCTTGTAGATGATCTTGTAATGTTTCTTGTATCTGTTACAGTTTGTCTAACTAATTGTGGTTCTCTTGTAGATACGATAGTATTTTGCACTGTTTCTAAAGAACCTCTTGCTATGTAATCTGCTTCAGCAGAAGTTTCAACGTCATTTGTTGAATTAGTAGATGAACTTGTTAATCTGAATACTCTTTGACCTGTTCTCCATCTAGGATTACTGTCGTTAGTCGAATCAGGAATAGCAAAAGTACCTGATACAGCACCGTTAGCATCTGTAACTAAATTACCAGCCAATGAACCACCTGTTGGTGTAACATAAGCAGTTATAGCCACGTTGTCAAAGAAAGGATAAACTCTTGTATTAGGTTTCATTCTTGTAGCTGTAAAATTAATTGTTCTACTTCTTATAAAAGGTATGAAAGCTATATTTAAAACTTTATCACCTAAAGATGTTCTTACAACTTGAGGAACAATTGCTGTTCTTATTCCTGAACGTGTTTGGCCTACTTGTTGAGATGTTGTTGTAGTTGTATCAGCGAAATCAACTGTCCAACCATTTTGATTTCCTCGTCTTACGTTACCTGTAGTTGTTGTTTCTACTGGCGTGCCTTGCCAAAAATCTTGCCATTCATTCCATACAGTATCTATTTCTACACTTTCTAAATTAGGATTACCTAAATTAGCAAGCATAGTGTCAAATCCACCTTGTTCATTAATTAATAAATCAGGAACTCTATTTGTTTCTTTCCATTCATCACCTGGAGGATCAAGTGTAACTGACCCTGCCCAAGTAAATATATTAAATGGATTTACGTTTACAAATCTACTAGCGTATGGTTGTTCAATTAAAGTTTGTTCTTCATAAGGTAAAGTAATTAAATCTCCAGTTTTTTGATAGTTAGCTGCTGTTCTATCAGCTGCAACAATTGCTGTACCATCATCATCTGCTTCAATTAATTGTACAGACTCAGAACTAAACATTGGTCTTACAAAACCACCGGCCATATCAATAGAAACTTTATAATCTAAATTACCTACATCACCAATGCCGTGGCCTGTAAAGTTATCTACGATAAATCCATTTTTGAATCTATCGAATCCTTCAGCGTCTTGTATTTGTAAAGATTGTGCTTGTGTTTCTAATAAAGAAAGTTGTGTGTAGTATTCTACATTTTCAATTCTTTTTTCTAAACGACCAATATCTCTCATTGTGTATCGTTTATTATCTTGTTTTATAATTTTTAAATCATTTGTATCAAGTGTATAAGCATTTAATATTATTGTATAAAGTTGCATAGCATTTTCAAGTCCTTTTGGAACTTGTGGATTTAATGAACTTGCACCTTTAACTACTTTAAAATTACCATCTTTATCTAAAAATATTTTATCTATTCTTGGTAAATAAAACTCAAAATCAGAAGTGACATCTGAATTGAATTGAACAATATCAATTGTAGAAGCTCCTGAACCACTATATTGTCTATCTTGTGTAGCGCTGATAACTGTTGAAGCGTCATCAACTCTTGGTCTAAAATCTAAACAATCTCTTAAATCAAAATCAACACCTGTAGTATCTGAAGTGTAAGTAGGTATATCTTCATAATCAATAACACCTGAATAAGAATCTACATCAAAATAATCTCCTGAACCGTGAGAGAAGTAATCGAAGTTAATTAATAATCTTCCTGTTGGTGTAATTGCACCTGTTTTTAATTTTATTCTACCTATATCATAGAAGTTATCTCTTTGTCCATTATCTAAAGTAAATCTATCCGTAACATCTGTATGACTTGTTGTGGCTGGTGTAGAAAAATCAGGTGACATAAAAATAGAATTAATTTCATAAATGTCAGCTTTAGCTAAACCAATAGTTCCTGATTCAATTGTTGTTTGACTTGAAATAGCAATTGTGCTATTTGTATTTAATGTTTTAGTTTTTGAACCTGCAACTGAACGAACAACAGTTGCTAATATTTTTATTTTAGCACTTGAATATGCTGAGTCAAAATCAAGTGTTAATGTTTTACCTGTTGGAGAACCACCTAATGTAAAGATTGGATTTCCATTTCCATTATTACCAGTTAAACTTAATACATCACCAGCCACAGCTGAACCACTTGAAGTCATTACTGAAACTGAATAATCTTTTTCAGTTAGGCCAGCAAATATTTCATTTGTACCTGCTGTGATTGTAGCAGAACCAGAAGATAGTGTTGCTGTAAAATGTCGTCTTACATTAAAGTTTGTATCTGTTAAACCTGAATTAGAAGCTGTTTTTAATGTTTTGATTCTATTATTAGGTAATTTAAATATAGCAATATTTTTATTCGAACCTCTTAATAAATTACGTTTTCTTGTACCTTGTGTTTTTGTTGACACATCGCCACCACCAACTGCTGTAGATAATTCTAAACTTGTATTTGATGAAATAGATTCAACTATTCTTGTTATTGAAGTACCAGCATCAGTTGTAAATGTAATTGTATCGCCAATTTGCAATTCAGTATTAAATAAAGTACCAAATCCTGTAACTGTTGTACCACTGTTTGCTACTGAAAAACTTCCAAAGATAGGAAAGTTTTCACCGAATGTAGCATCAATTGCTGTATCTGCTGTGTATGTTGGCGAACCAGCCATACCTAATTGTCTTACTGCTGAAAAATCAAAGGTACGAACACCATTAAATCCATAACGATTTGATTGTATCACAGCTGTGTTTGATGAAGTGCCGCCTGTAATTGTTTCGCCAGCAACAAAAGTTCCGATTACATTATTTAAAACTACAACACCGTGTCTTGCTATACCACCTGAAGTATATGAAGTAGCACTAATTGGTATTTCTCCTGTTGAATCAAATAATTCAAAAGTATTTGTTGTAACATTTTTAACTGTAAAAACTGTATTATCATTTACTGTAACAACAGTAGATGTTGAATCAACAGCAGTAAATGCTGGATTTGAAAACTGTATTTGCATTCCATCTTTGAATGTATGGCCGTTTGAAGTTACAACACTGGCCGTTCCTGTGCCTGGTTCAGTAATACTTGTAACAACAGCATCTTTAGTAGATGAAAGAGATTGAACAATACCTGTAGCACCTGAAGTGCCACCAGTTACTTTTTCTCCGTTAGTAAATGTTTGTGATGTTCGGATATTCAAATGTGTAAACATTTCAATATCAAAAATAAAATGTTTGTAAATAGCACTTGTTAAAGATGAACTAGCAAATACAAAAGAAGTTGCTGTACCACTATTTAATTCAAAACCTCTCGACTTAGCACGACCAATTTGTGGTACTGTAACGCCTGAAGTAGATTGTTGCGTACCTCTTGATGAAGTCGCTGTGTCAAATAGATTTACATTTTTGAAAGCTTCTACGTCACCAGAAACAAATCCTATATCAGGTGAACCGAAAACGTTTGTTACATTGACAAAGTTTTCTAAATCAAATCTTGTTTTATTATTATTTTGTGTATCGAACTCTCTGGCTTTATCTACATCTAAAAAAGTTGTACCGATTGTTTCAATTTCATAACCTTTAACATAGGCTTTTCCTGGTGCTAAACCAGCAGCCAATTTAGTTTCAACACCACCATTACCTGCTGTAAAAATACCTCTATTATTTCCTGATATTAAATGTTCTCTTATATCTAAATCAAAATCTCTTACTGTGTAATCGCCTGATTCATCAAAGGTTCTTCTTGCTAATGTATCTTCTAATATATTATATTCTGTTGAACGAACTTGATTTAATCTAAATCCATTTTCTAATCTTAATAATTCAACAAAGTTTGAGTCAGCTGTTGAAGCTAATGTTCTTTTTGCTAACGTTAAATCTATTTTAAATCTGTGAGCTCCTGGAGCATTTACGTTTGATGAACCTTGAGCATTATCGTTTAGTGAAGCATCATCATTTGGTGTAACAAAACTTTCTGTAATTTCTAAACCAATTCTATAACTTGGTGTATTTGTATATTTGTCTAATACTAAAGTTTGTTGAGAAACTGATACGTGAAATCCATTAATGTAATAAACACCGGCAGCGATGTTAGCAGCCGAACCTGTAGCTGTTGAAGCCACAACTAATGTTGCTGATGTTGAGTCAACCATATTCACAGCGTTTACTGTTTCGCCGTTTGTGAAAACTAAAGAAGTATTGTTTGTACCTGTTTGTGTATATTTTACATATAAAGTATCAGGATCGGTACCATCTGTAGCAACAGAATTAACTACGATTGCTTTTACACCTGATGTGGCACCTGTTAGTGTGGCACCAATATAATTTGCTAATGTAGATGAACGTGAAGTAAGTTTTACAGCGTAATATTCTAAATCAAAAGCTATTTCACCTGGTATAATCATAGCACCTTTTTCAAAAAGATGATCTGATACTCTTTCTATTTGATTTTGTAATATTGTTTGAGATTGTGTTAATTCTCGAGCTTGAACAGCAAAGGCCGGTCTAAAAAGAACTCTATGGAACTTTTTCGACTCAGTATAGTCATCAAAGTATGGCGAAAGGTTAAAGTCTGTTGGACTTGGCATTTATCTTTCCTAAAACTCAATAATTAATTTAACGTTTTCAGTTTGATCCGAAGCTCTTGTTATTGGTGAACGATTTTCAATATAGATAACATCGCCTTTGTCAGCATCAATTTCAGAAGCAGCATAACCACTTGTGAAAGTTATATTGTCAGCACTTTCACTACCTGCTGAACTTGGTGTGCCTGTAGCACTTGAAGTTTGGCCAGTTACAACGTTAGCACCACTAAATGCCGTTAGATTTCCATTACTGTCAACGCCTTCATCATTAAATCTTGTTTGTATGTAATGTAGTATTCTGTTTGTAGCGTCCCATTCAACAACTTTACCTACAGCACCTGTTGTTGCTTGATTAATTTCTTCATCTACTGTAAATGTTCCTGGAGCTGGAGAAGCAGCAAATCGTATTGCTTTTGTACCTCTTAATGTTGAAGTTGAAGCAGCTGAACCACCTGAAAAAGGATCTCTTATTAAAGCAATTCTTCTAAAATCATTTGCTGTTGTAAAGTCGCCTGTGTTAGCAGACTCAGAACCATCAAAGTTTGTATTTAACATTACATAAAATCCACCTAATTCTTTTACAGCATCAAAACCGTGGCCACCTTTTGGTTCAATAATCACATCTAATTCTGAGCCAGTTAAACCTGTAGCGCCAGCTGTAACTATATCGGCATTTCGTATATAAGCAAAAGTATAACCTGAACCTACGTTTGTAACTGTAACAGCAGTGATAACACCACCAGCAACTGTAACTGAAACTGTGCCTGAAGAACCATCGCCTCTTATCGCTATGCCTGTGTGTGTACCATTTGTACCACCTGTACCTGCTGATTTAATTTTTACGATACGAACAGCACCGTCAACAGCAGCGGCTGATACTGTGCCATTTGTTGCAACGGCCATAAAATCTGTTGATAAAAAGTTTGATTGTTGTGTTGCTGATAAGGTATACATATATTTCCATTTGTAACCATCAGCCGTTGTTAATACAGCTGTTGAAGTGCCTGTTGGTTCTATTGTTGAAGCAGCATTTGAATTGTTATCCAAAACTTTATAAACGTTATAAGTTGATGACATTACATAATAAGTAGCGTCAAATAAACTTGTAGCACCACTGTTTGCTGTTTGAACTGAAGTTGAACCTGTAATTCTATTTCCGTAATCGTGTCTGTAATAATCGTAAACTGTACCATTTGTCCAGTTTCTTCTTGGTATTACAAAAGAAACGTCTGAACTTGCTATTTTTTTAGCAGCTAATAAATCATCAAAAGTATAAAATTCTTCTTGTATTGAATCAACTGGTGTTAAAGGAGCCGCATCTGTTCCTTGATTGTCTGTTCGGCTATCGCCTCTCGTTTGTGTAGCGAAGGCCTGTGGTCTTCCTATAGCTAAATAGTAAACATTTGGTGATGCTTCTGAAAATGATTCTGAAAATTGTTCACTATTATGTATTCTAAACTTATTTGTTATAATTGCTGGCATAGTTTTTCCTTAAAATTCTATTTATATTTATACACGATATTAATAACTTACCCTAATTTCACTAGGGAAAGCTAAGTTAGTTTTTAGATTAGGATTGTTAATATCTTGGAATTGAACAACCTCTCCATCATAATCCACACTGTTTAAAGCTGTTAATCTAAAATTCGCCCAATTGGCCATTTGCATAGGGGATATGTAAATAGCTGTCGTGCTATCTGCTCCTACATTAGAAGTTTGAGCAAAACCACTTCCACTAAACAAACTTAGTCCAAAATTATTAACACTTCTCATTCTTGGCCCACAATAAGCGTAACCAAATTTCAATTCATCACCTCTTACTGAAATACGAGCAATAGCAGGGAACGATACTGTGTATTGTCGTTTTAATGTAACATCTCTTGTTCCTGTTGAGAACGGTGATGTTGTGCTTGTATTAAAGTCAGCGCCTTCGCCTATTTGTGGTGAAGCTCTTAAAGTTGTACCATCATCTACTGTACCTAATCTTCGGCCGAATATTGTTGTAAATAATGTATTGATGACACTATCAATTGGTGTATTGATTTCGCCAGAGTTAATACCTGTAATACTTCTTAATTCAGCACTTACTTGTGTGGCAATACTTACTTGACCTACAAAATAAAAACCAGCCGTGTGAACTGTCTTTTTAAAACTATCTCGCCAGTCGTTAATTGAACGGCCTACTTTAATAACATATGAAAAGTCTTGATATAATAAACTGTCTTGTATTCTCATCACATTTTCTGAAAGATGGCCGTCTTGACTAATATATGTGCCGGCTGTATCTAGTATAGCTGTTACTGTTGTAGTGGCCGTTGCCTGATCGAATTTTTTAATTGTCGCTGTGGCGCCTGATGTGCCACCTGTAATTGTAACATCTGTACCAAAAGTGCCTGAAGCATTTGATACTTCTAAAATATTTGTAGAAGTGTTTATGCCTACAACTGAAGCTGTAATCGTAGTTGAACCATCTGAACCTAATGCTGAAACAGTTTCATCTGTTGAAAAAGAACCTATACGATCAATCAATAAAAGATAAGTCGGTAATTTTAATGAAGGAGGTGTAGGTGAATTTTCATAACCTTTTCCTGGTTCTACAATTTTTAGTGATTGAACACGGCCAATTTCTGAACCATAAGCTTTTACAACAGCACCTGAACCACCTGAACTTGTGACTGTAACGGTGGGTAAAGAAAGATAATTTGAACCGGCATTTATAATTCTTATATCAGTAATGTCGCCTACGCCTGTGCCTGATTCTTGAACAATTTTATTTCCTGTGTAAGCATCACCTCTTACTGTTTCATCTTCTAAAACAATGTGATCATTAATTGTGCTTGTGCTTTGTTCATCTGTAAATCCACCATTCACTACAGAAACTTTAGCAACAGCGGCACCACCGCCTGTGTTTGCATTATTGAAAACTAAATCGTCGCCAATAACATAACCTGTACCAACATCATCAATAAAAAATTCTGTTATACTGCCACGGCCAACACTATCAACTTGTATAATTGATCCTTCGCCACCGGCTGTAATTGCAACTGTGTCGCCTGTTGTATATAAAGAACCATCATTTGTAATTGTAGGTTGATTTGGTATTCCTGAAATATTTGCTTTTATAAAAATATCACTGTCATCAGAAGATGTACCTCGTATTTCTTCACCAACTGAAAATGTGCCTACAACTGTATCGGTGTTTACAATTAATTCTGATACTTCATCTGAACCAATTTGAAACTTAAATACATTTTCTACAATTGCTGTAGCATCTGAAGTTTGGCCTTCGATTGTTCTTCCTACTAAATCAACAGTATCACCTGTTGTTGTAATGACTCTTAATATTTTACTTGTATTCCATTTACCATCTGATACTCTTAAAAGTTGTTCTCTTGGAAAAGTTGTTTCAGATTCTAAACCAAATAATAATCGAAAGAATATTTGATGGCCTGTATTTGTACCTTTTAAACGATATAATGATTTTATATTCTTTATAAGATTTCTCTTATTAATATTGGCATTTATTTCTTCAGGTATTGTATTTAAAAATTCATTTCTAAACTTTGTTAAAAAGTTAGATACAGCTTTATCTGGATCTCTAAAATCTAATAACTCTTGTATGTTATTTACTGGATTTGGTCTGTAATCATTTACCACAGCACTGGCGTTAGAGCTAGCACCTAATATAATTTCACCTTGAATAAACTTGTTTTGTGCCGCTATGAATAGTCGGCCATTGTCTAAATCTTCTGCTAATATCGTTGAAGTGGCCTTTGATGTTTGGCCTGTTATAATTTCACCTCTTGTAAACTTACCAAAGGCAGAACTTTCTAAGAGTAACTTATCGCCAGCATCTAATTGTGTTCGATCTGAATCAATACGTGAACCATCTAAAACTAATTTATTGTCCTGATTTGTTTCTGTTTCTAAAGTGATACCATCTGTTGTTTGAACAGAAGTAACTGCCAATTCGGCAGATTCCATAAATGTATAATATGTTTTTAGAAACTCTACAAACTTTGGATGATCGTCTAATACAAAATCAGGAACCTGAGAAGTAATCAGGTTTGATATTTTATTGTGAAACTTTGCCATTGTTATCTACTTGAAGCTGTTGTATATCCTATACCAGCATCAGCAGAGCCACCAACAAAAGTATCGGCTTCAACTGTAATGCTTGAGTTTGCCGTATCAATTTCTAATATTTGATCTCTTACTGGAACTATATCATTTGATTTTGGTAGAACTGTTAATTCAATAACAGTCGAAGCAACACCTCTTATATTTTGAACTGTTGTAATATTTAAAGATGTTAAAGTAATTTGACCTGTTGTATAATTAATTGTGCCTTGTGTATTGTTAGCATATGTTCTTACTGAACCTGTTAATCTATATCTTCTCACATTACCAGCTCCATCGTCATCTAAAAAGAAAACATTTGTTGTATCACCACTTATTTTAAATCCTGATGATTCTAAAATACCACCGTTTGTAGCATTGTAACCTGAAACTGGATTATATAATGAGTTTCTAAAATATATGTCGTATCGTGATGAAGTATTTAATGTAGGTGTAAAATTCTTTCTTATTTTAATTGTAGTAATGTTTGAAACAATGCTGGTGTCTGTATCATCAATAATACCTGTAACTTTAGAATATCTAAACACACCATCAAACTTTTGTAATGTTGTTGTATTATAATTTGAAAGTGCTGTAAGAACAT